TGACTCTCACCCTTGCCATTAGTGTTTGTGGCACCAGCAGCAATGACCCAGACCAGTCCACTACGCTCAATGTAGAGATTGGATAAGGGTGCGTCATCATCACCTGTAGCGATGTAATCGGCATCCTTCTGACCATCCCATGATGGCCCAGACGCTGTGTGATGCCACATAACGCAGAGAGGCCAGTCACTGAATCCGGCACCACCCCTAGCCCTGGACTGCCAACCTGGGTACTCCTTGACGCTCAGCCCAGCAGCACTCAGCCATGCAGCTAGGTCTGTGAGCATCAAGGCCATTAGGCCCCTTTCTCATCAGCAGCATCAGTGGAGTCATCAGGGTCTTTATCACCATAGCCAGGGTCAGCAGGGTGACCAGGCACTCCACCTGAAGGATTGTAGGTGCCCTCAGTCTCTTCCTCATCCTTGGGGTCTTTCATGACGCTTCTCCTTTGATGCTGGCTAGGAAGGCTCTCACTCCATCAAGCTGTGGGGTGTCTCGTAGCTCAGTGCCGTCCATGGCCCTCACGCTCAGGATTCCGGCACCTGCATAGGTGGGGATGGGGGTGGCTGCCACATGCTCAATGCCTACCTGGACTCTGGACACCACCCCATCAAGTAGCTTGGGTGGTCTTAGGTCAGCAAACTTCACGCTCAGGCCAGTGTGGCTCTCCCTGAGCATTGAGACATGCTTCTCCAGGTCTCTGCTCTCATACAGCCGGAAGGTGGCATAAGCTCCATCATCCTCACTGGTCAAGCTCCTGGCATAGCCAATCTCAGCATCTCTGGACTCATCATGATCCAGCACCAGGCTGATGAAGGCAGCGTTACCCCTACGGCTGCAAACCTGAGCCAGCTTCATGCAGGAGTGCCGTAGAAACTGCTCTGGGTACCGGCTGACCTCTCCAGTATCAGGGTCACGCTCAACTACCTCAGCAACCTGCCCATAGGGCACAATGCAGCCCTCTACCGTTCTACCGTCATCTCTGACATGGAGCCTGTCTGCTCCAATGAAGCGCTCCAGGCTCACAGTAAGACTCCTTCAGTCTCTTCAGCGTCAATGGGCTGATTGGGGATGAAGCGCTCAGCAAGCCTAATCTCATCCACTGTGATGGCTGTATTGCCCTTGCCATCAAGGATGCCATGAAGGATTGCGTAGGTCTCTGCTCTTTCCTTCATGCCTGGCTTGACGTACTCATCCCGATTGAATTCCACATCTGTGCCCCTGGGCAGAAGCCACTGACTCATAGCCTGTCCAGCAGTCCTGGCCATAGGTCTGAGCGTGGCTCTCCAATGAAAGTCAAAGATGGCATTGACATTGGCATACGTCATCCCACCTTCCGGCTGAGGCAAGCCCACAAGGTAGGGAGGCACTCCCAGGGCTGCAGCAATCCTGCCCTCATCAAAGACCCTCATCTCAATCAGGGCCATCTCTCTTGGGCTGATGGTCAGAGGCTCAAGCTCAATGCCTCCTGAGAGGATGGCTGGTGCTCCTGAGCGTCTCTGGGCTGCTGCTACCCACCTGTCCTGAAGCTCTGTGGCCTCAGTGCTAGTCAGGTGCCTTGGATGCTTGATGATGGCCCATGGCACTCCACCCCTGCTGGCCAGGTTGGTGACTGAGGCCTCCAAGGCACTGGCTGAGATGAGGTTTCTGGCAGCCCACTCCAGAGGGCCAATTCCTCTGAGGTTCATGGGATAGCTCTGGTACTTGATGTGGCAGACATCTGCCCTCTCAAGAGCTTCACCAGCCAGGGAGTAGGAGACCTCACCCTCAGACCACTCCACATTGACGGCAGCCGGATTGAGCACCACCCACCTGGCTGGGTACCCATTCTGGTACCTGCCGGTACACCAAAGGATGGTCTCTCCATAGCCCTGGTAGGTGTTGAAGAGTTGCTTAGCTGCCTCAGTCCAGTCTGAGTAGACCTCAGGCTCTGGATTCATTGCCCATTCAGGCAGCTTGACCACATTGATACCCTTCATGCCATAAATAGGCATGGCTGCAAGCTCTCTGGTGTTTAGGTCAATGCAGGTGCCAAGGGTGCTGACGGCTCTAAATGAGCTTTGGCCATTCCAGTTGACATGACCCCACTCCACAGGCCAACCAGCCCAGGCCTGAGCTTCTACTGGTGGGTCCCAGCCTGGGTAATTGACATGGACATCACCAAAGCCCTGGGGCACATTAGGACCCACTGTGCCAATAGGTGGGTTTGGATTGGGCAGGTTATCCCTGGGGATAGCTCTGCTCCTGAAGTCTCGTATTACCACAAGCTCTGTGGATTCCGGCATCAAAGACCAGGTTACCATGCCTTGACCACTGTGGAAATATCAAGCATCCTGGGGATATGTCAGGACTGAGGAATGTGGCCTACCGGCTGCCTGCCTTCAAAGCAGCAAAGAGGTTCTTGGCTGAGAACCATCTTGAATGCTGGGTTTCAGATGGAGAAGGCAAGTGTCATAGGCGTGGGACAGTGCCTGACCATCAGCCACCACTCTGCACAGTGCCTGACCCTCTCTTGTGGGATGGAGACTTCTGGCCAATGTGCCAGTTTCACAGTGCCAGGCAGCGTGGCATGATCCGGCATCGTAAGCACCAGCCACCACCCTCCAGGCCATGGTGAGCACAGCAGCACTTCCAAGGCATGGGACTGAGCGTCAGCTTGGCAGGCCTACGCTGGGTGACTATCTGGCTGAGATTGCTGATGGTCTTGGATTCAATTTCTACCCCTGGCAAAGCCTCTTAAGTGATGTAAGCCTTGAGCTTATACCAAGGGCCGGCCACTCTAATGATCAGTCAGTGCTTAGATTGAATCATCAGTATGTGGGTGCCATGGTAGGTAGGCAATCAGGTAAGACGGCTTGGAGTGTGACCAGGATATTGGCTCAAGCTCTCCTGCCAAATAGGCCTGATATAGCTGAAAGAATATGCGTACCCTACTTCAGAAGCCAAGAGATTGTCTATACGGCTCAGAGCAGGACTGTGGCAGTCCAGAAGTGGCAAGAGCACATTGAGATGATTGAGGCCTCTCAGTATTCACGGCTCATCAAGAAGATTGCCCTCAGCACTGGTAGAGAGTGCCTGACCTTCATCAATGGCAGCCAGTACCGTCCCATTACACCTAATCGCACAGGTGCCAGAGGCCTGACCCTTGACCTAGCGATTGTAGATGAGGCTCTAGCTCACCCACTGTGGCTGCTCCAGGTCATCAGACCCACCATGGCCCAAAGGGATGGAGCCAGCCTCTGCATGGGGTCTCAGTTTGTGGTCATCTCTAACGCTGGGGATGATGATGCAGAGCTTCTCAATCGTATGCAAGAGCTAGGCATTGAGAGCTTGAGCAATCCGGCAGCCAAGAGATGCTGGTTTGAGTGGAGCATGAGGCCAGGGTCTGACCCACTGGATGAGGCCACCTGGTTGGAGACCATGCCCACCCTGGAGCAGCCTGACGGCATCACCCTTGAGTTTCTGAGGATGGAAGCTGAGAGCCTCCACCTTGACCAGTTCATGAGAGAGTATCTCTGCGTCAGGGTGCCCAAGAGTGATGCCCAACTCATCCCCAGTGAGAGATGGCAGGAAGCCCATAGAGATGATGTCATTCTTGGCTATGACGTAGTACTAGCCCTAGATATCCCTATGGAGCGTCAGAGAGCCACCATCATGGCTGCTGGCCAAGTGGGTGACTACATAGCTCTAGAGGTAGTAGACGGCAGAGAGGGTCTTGACTGGGTGCTAGACAGGGTGGCAGAAGTGTGCCAGCGCTGGACATGCCCAGTGGTCATTGACTCAGGAGGGCCTGCAGCCAGCCTTATAGCCAGCCTGCAAGCACGTAACGTGACTGTGATAGCCATAGCAGCCAGAGAGGTAGCTAACGCTGCAGCCATGCTCTATGACGCTGTGATGGCCAAGAGGGTGGCTCACAGGAATGACTACAGGCTCAATGATGCCGTAACTGGTGCCTCAAAGAGAGCCATAGGAGAGCGCTGGGCCTTTGATCGTAGAGGCCATGTAGACATCAGCCCACTGGTTGCAAGCTCCTTTGCATTGTGGGCGATTGAGACAGGCCAGATCGGATCAGCCAGCATCTACTGAGAAGTAATGGAATCAGGGCAGGAGTGGCCAGAAGCTGACTGATGGCACAGCAAGAAGCCTCTTGACAAGTTGTCCCTACTGTCACGGCACTCCTGCCCTGATCTGGTGGACGGTAGCCTCTGCATCTTCCCAGGTCAATCCCTATGTTGAGAAATGTCAGCACCTACCCAGGTCACTGAGTCTCCAGGTGACACTGAGAGT